GGATTATCACGGGCGTGAAGGGTGAGCACTACCCATGCAAGCCTGACATCTTTGAAGCAACCTATGAGAGGGTGGAAGGATGACCCAAGAAGACATCATCAAACTGGCGCGAGAGGCTGGGCTTGCCGATTCCAACGGGGTTGTACATGCTTTTTATCAGCTTGAACGCTTCGCCTCCCTTGTTGCCGCGCATGAACGAGAGGCGTGTGCACAGGTGTGTGATGTGCTTGCTGTACATCCTGAATATGCGTCAGACATTACAAAGGTGGCCGCGCAAGCAATCCGAGCAAGGGGGAGAAATGACTAACCCCATCGGACTTGATGAACTTGCTATACAAGAAGGTATACGCAAGCCGTGGGACACCATCCTAATGATGGCAAGAAACCCAAACGGAATTTATTCGTTCACTGATGCGGCTTTATCACGCTTTGCTGCCCTTGTCGCAGCACATGAAAGAGAGGCATGTGTAAAAATTTGTGATGAGCGTGAAAGGGCCAATTTGTATAACATTAAAGAGTGCGCCGAAGCTATCAGAGCACGAGGCGAAGCCGAGTATAAAAGGGGTGAGCAATGAGAACACCCGTGGTCTATTCAGCGACGGACATCAAGTGCTGGAGTGTCTCAACGCAATTGAAAAACGGCTTGTACGCACCTGCTAGGCCTGAAAGTTGGCCTGGAATCAACATCAAAAAGCGCATTACTGCCGCGTGGATGGTGTTCACCGGAAAGGCGGATGTGCTTGTGTGGGGTGAGCAATGAACCATGATCTAGCATGGCTTGATTACTGTAAGACACACGGCATGGACAGCATGAACAGAAACACACGTTCGCTATTCATGGCAGGTGCTAAGGCTGAACGTGAGTATTGTCTAAGTATCTTAATGCATTTACATGAAAGAGCTTTCGGTGTGCACAACTACTTTCACTACGCAGCTAATGTTATACGTGACGGGGAAGGTGAGCAATGACATACTTAGCCACGCACCAAGGTTGTGATGATTGCGGTAGCTCTGATGCCTTATCAGTTTCAGAGAATGACAAAGGAGAAACATGGTCTCATTGCTTTAGCTGTGGTACAAATACTAAATTGTCTACAAATGTTGATAACTTCGTACAAAACACACCATCTAAGCCTAAAGTTGTACCTATGATTCAAGGCCAATATCGTTCGATACCAGTGAGAAATCTTAGTGCTGATGCACTGAAGGCATACAACGTACTACTTACTGAGGACTATGAGGTAGTGTTTCCTTATCATGACGTTGACGGTAAGGTAGCAGCATATAAGGTACGGCATGAAGCTACGAAGACTGATTGCACCATTAAAGGAGATTGGAGCAAAGCTAATACATTGTTCGGACAACACTTATTTGCTAAAGGAGGGAAAAGCATTACCATCACTGAGGGTGAGTTTGATGCCATTGCTGTCTATCAAATGAATGGTATGAAGTATCCTTCAGTATCTATACGCAACGGAGCACAGGCAGCACTAAAGGACTGTAAAGCCAACTATGAATATCTTGATTCTTTTGAAACCATTGTTATCTCTTTTGATGCTGATGAACCTGGCAAAAAGGCTGCTACGCAAGTAGCTGATCTATTCGGTGCTAAGGCTAAGGTTGTCAAGCACAGAGCACCATTCAAGGATGCTAACGATTATCTTAAAGAAGGAGCAATAAAGGAATACATACAAGATTGGTTTGCTGCTGAGACCTATGTACCTGATGGCATTGTCAATGGCTCTAAGCTGTGGGAAGACATCAATACACCAGCTATTAAGTCTTCATGTAACTATCCCTTTGATGGTCTTAACAAGCTTACCTATGGCATTAGGAAGGGTGAACTAGTTACCTTTACTGCTGGATCTGGACTAGGTAAATCACAGGTGTTGCGTGAGATCGTGTATCATATCCTGTGTAAGACAGACGACAACATTGGTTTGATGTTTCTTGAAGAGTCTACTGTCCGCACTGCTAAAGGCTTGATGTCCATACACGCTAACAAACCTTTACATTTACCAGACACAGCATACACAGATGAGGAGTTTAGAGATGCCTTTGAGCACACTCTTGGCACTAACAGGGTTTATCTTTTTGATCATTTTGGTAGTACGTCAATTGATAATATTTTATCAAGAGTCAGATTCATGTCAAAAGGATTGGGATGTAGCTTTGTGGTGCTGGATCATATTAGCATCATCGTCAGTGCTGGTGATGTTGGCGATGAGAGGAAAGCCTTAGACGAGATCATGACAAAGCTAAGGATGCTGGTTCAAGAGACTGGTATATCCTTACTGATTGTTAGCCACCTAAAGAGACCTGATGGTAAAGGACATGAAGAAGGAGCAGCAACATCACTAGGACAGCTTAGAGGCTCTGGAAGCATTGCACAATTATCTGACATGGTTATCGGTATGGAAAGGAATGCACAGCATGATGATGAACGTGAACGCAATATCACCAGGATTAGGGTACTCAAGAACCGCTTCTCAGGCACGACAGGTCCAGCCTGTAGCGTCTACTACAACCACACAACAGGAAGGTTATCAGAGGTCATCGAAGATGAAAACTTATGAAGATCTGATGGAACTAACTAAGAAGTTTGCTTTAGAACAACTTCGTACTGGTAGCTCATTAGGAGAAGTCATCAATGCTTTCAATGATACTGCTAAAGAGATGTCTAGCTTCAGTGATTACATGTATGCTATCCAAGATGCTAACAGGAGACCATAGTGGCTGAAGTAACCAACCTTGTCGAGCATGAAGATGGTTCTGCTACCATTACCTTAGACTTAACTAACGAAGAGGCTAGGATACTGATACAATGGGCTATCAGAGAAGCTATCAAAGCTGGTATCAAAGCAGATAAGGAGTTTAAATGGGATTCTTAGTCATGAGTATGAATGAAGTTGTTCAGGCAGCATGGGATGCTAAGCTCATTAGTGGCTACAATGTTGAGTACGTCAATGTTGATGCACTGATACGGTTTGCTGAAGAGATCTCTAGGGTTGCTGTTGAAAACTATCAGGAAAGGATATCTGATGTGGGTAATGGATAGGTTGATAGCAGAGCATTCAGAGTTAAAGAAGAAGTACGATACACTCTTGGAAGACTATCAGAAGCTGGTACACAAATATGAAGAGCTTAGTTCTGGACATCGAAACAGACATGAAGCAGAGTGTTATCTTTTGCGTAGTAACAAAGGATCTGACAACGGGTGAGGTTGTATGTCATACTCAAGCAAGTACACTAAAGCCTCTTATAGAGGACTACGACACAGTGATCGGACACAATCTAATCAGCTTCGACGGTTACCACCTACGGAGATTGTGGAACATTACGATACCACTCAAGAAGGCTTGCGATACGCTCGTGCTGTCGAGGCTATGGAATCCCAGTATCGAAGGAGGACACAGTCTAGAGGCTTGGGGAAAAAGACTAGGGAATCACAAGATTGACTTCCAAGACTTTACAGCACTGACACAGCAAATGATTGACTACTGTATCCAGGATGTACACCTCACTGGTGATCTTCACCGCAAACTATGCGAAGATATGAAGGACTTTTCACCGCAAAGCATTGCACTGGAGCACAAAGTACAGTTCATTGTTGCACAGCAGGAGCGTAATGGTTTTAAGTTAGACATACCTTTATGCACTGCTTTTGTGTCCGAGCTACAGTCTAAGTTATCTAACATAGAGGAGAATCTACAATCAATATTTCCACCCATCATTACAGAAAGGATCAGTGAAAAGACAGGAAAGAAACTAAAGGATCATGTTGAAGTATTTAACCCTGGCTCTAGAGATCAGATAGGACGTAGACTGACATCGCTAGGCTGGAAGCCTGAGAAGTTTACTGAGACTGGAAAGCCTATGGTTGATGAGGTTATCCTGTCTAAGCTACCCTATCCAGAGGCTAAGGCAATGGCTGAGTATCTGCTGATACAAAAGCGTATTGCACAGGCTTCATCGTGGCTAGAGCACGTTGCTGACGATGGTAGGGTTCATGGTAAGGTCATCACTAATGGTGCTGTCACAGGTCGTATGACACACCATAGCCCTAACATGGCTCAGGTTCCTGCAGTGACAGCAGAGTATGGTGATGTATCCAGACAAGTATGGACTGTAGATGCTGGTAATGTCTTAGTAGGATGTGACGCTTCAGGATTAGAACTTAGGATGCTAGCTCACTACATGAAAGATGAAGACTATACAAAGGAGGTGATCAATGGGGATGTCCACAGCAAAAACCAACTCGCTGCTGGTCTACAAACCAGACCGCAAGCAAAGACGTTTATCTACGCATTTCTATACGGGGCTGGCCCAGCTAAGATCGGATCAATTGTCGGAGGCAACGCAGATGCTGGTAAGAGGCTTATCGCCTCGTTCCTTAAGAATACGCCAGCTCTCAAAATGCTTAAAGAGAAAGTTGCAAAGTATGCAGAGAAAGGGTTTGTGCCAGGATTGGATGGTCGTAGACTATGGATACGGTCGGAACACGCAGCACTTAATACGCTTCTTCAAGGAGCTGGGGCGATCTGTATGAAACAGGCTCTTATCCATCTTCATGATTCACTGAAGAGGCTTAAGATCCCTGCTAAGTTTGTTGCTAACGTCCATGATGAATGGCAGATAGAGTGTCCTTCTGAGTTAGCCGACAAGGTTGGTGAGCTTGCAGTAGACGCTATAGAGCAAGCTGGAGTAACCTTAGGGTTACGTTGTCCTCTGACAGGGGAATACAAAGTAGGTAATAACTGGAAGGAAACCCACTGATGATTACCGATCCATTAAAGATCGATGAATTAACTGTTACCGTTCGCTTTACAAGGAGTGATGATGGTGATATACTGATG